GCGCGGGTATGTGAATTGTGTAGTAAAGATATTAGCCATATGCGAAGCAATGCTAGGTTTTGCTCTAGAAAACACAAAGGAATTGTTAGTGATAGCAAACGAAACTATGCAGTGGAGTATCAAAATAACAAAGAAGTACGTAAACAACAGGCATTAAAATACTACTATGCCGACCATAAAAAAGCAAAAAAGAATCAATTAATTAGGCAAAAATCTAGACTGTCGCAAATAGCAGCGTATGAAGCAAATCGTAGAGCAAAAAAGTTACAACGTACACCAATATGGGTTGATTCAGAAGAGATGTGGTTAATTAAAGAAGTATATAGATTAGCGGAAGACAGAACTAAATTACACGGTTTTACTTGGCATGTAGACCATATCATACCGATGAATGGGAAAAACGTAAGTGGATTACACACAATAGCTAATTTACAAGTAATTCGTGGAATTGATAACATTTCAAAAAACAATAGGTATGAGGTACAATGATGGCTAAAACTATTAGTAAAACTACAAAGGGTAAAGACAGACATTACCTTAGCACTAAAGAAGGTGCAGGCATGACTTCAGCAGGAAGAAAAGCATATAATAAAGCAACAGGCTCTAATTTAAAGGCCCCACAACCAGAAGGCGGGCCACGTAAAAAGTCTTTTTGTGCCCGTATGTCAGGTATGCCAGGTCCAATGAAGGATGAAAAAGGTCGTCCTACCCGCAAAGCAGCTTCACTAAAAAGATGGAAATGTTAAATGATTAAAGAACTCTTAGATAAACTAGATGCGGTCAACGACCATACTAAAAGCGTAATTGACTGGACTTCGGTTGGTGTCGCCTTTGGTTCCTTGCTGCAGATACTACCATCAATAGCAGCGGCGTTGTCAATCTTGTGGACCATAATCCGCATTTACGAAACTAAAACAGTACAAAACTGGCTTAAAAAGTGGAGTAAGAAAAATGCCTAGTACATCTAAGAAGCAACATAATTTTATGGAAGCAGTAGCACACAGCCCAAAGTTTGCTAAGAAGGCTGGAGTTCCACAATCTGTTGGTAAGGACTTTGCAGAGGCTGATAAAGGAAAAACATTCCGCAAGGGTGGATCAGTAAATCAAAAAATGCAAAGTATTAACAAGCAGCAGACAAATCACGGCTCTATGCAGATGCCTAATGTTAACTTAAACAAATACATGAAAATGAAGGATGGCGGTATGGCTAAAGAAAACACAAAAATGGACATGGCTCAAGACAAAAAGATGATTAAGAAAGCCGTTGGCATGCATGATAAACAAATGCATAGTGGCAAGAAAACCGATATGTCAGCCCTTAAAAAAGGTGGCATGTGCGGTGGCGGCAAAACTAAGAAAATGGCTAAAGGCGGCGGCATCGAAGTCCGTGGTAAAACTAAAGGAAAGATCTGTTAATCATGACTAAAGAATATAAAGACGCAACACCTAAAGAGAGATATGACTCTGCAGTAAAAAGCGATGCAGACAAGTCACAGCCTGGCACGATGGAAATGCTTGGCAACCTAGGCAGAAAGATCAAAGACTCTGTTATGGGTACCAACAAGCCAGCTGAACCAGTAAAGAAAATGGCTAAAGGCGGAACAGCTTCAAGCCGTGCTGATGGTTGCTGCGTTAAAGGCAAAACTCGCGGTAAAATTTGCTAAGGATATATCATGGCCACTGAATTAGAAAAATCATTAAAGTTTATGAAAGACTTTGGCGTCATGGGAAACAATGGCGGAAAAAATTCTTGGAAAGATAGCCCATCTAAAAAACGTAAGGCATCTAAAACAGAACAAGCTAAAGCTGAAGAATACTTTGGATTAAAACCAGGCGCTGGTGCATCTTGGGAAGACAGCAAAAAGAAGCCAGTAAAAGTAACTAAGAAAGAAGTTACAGTAGAAACTCCTACAGGTGAGATTGGTAGCGTAGATCGCACAATGGATGTAATGAATTCTGGCCCAGACATGAGCGCAACAAACATGCCTGCACCAGTTATCGAAGCATCATCACAAGCTGCCAAGCCATATCAAAATACAGACCCAGCTAAGGTTGTTGATAAAGACCGCACAACATGGATTGATCCAATGGTGCAAGCTCGTAGATCAATGGGCTTTAAAAAAGGCGGCGCTGTAAAGAAATCAGGCAGCTCTGTTTCAAGTGCTTCACGCCGTGGTGACGGGTGTGCTCAACGTGGCAAAACAAGAGGCCGCATGGTTTAATTATGGCTAAAATTAAATTAGATGATACAACAGACTTAGATGCAGACTTGGGCGGAACTTCAATTCCAAACGGGAGAGTTATTTATGGTAGGCTTGGCGTATCAAAAGATTTTGGCGATAAATTGCGTGGCAGTGCTGGCGTAACAGGAGAGCATGTTAAAGTCGGAGATTACAACAATACTGAAATTTCAGGCGGCGATGTATCTTTAGAGAAAGAGTTTGAAAAAGGATCAAGGTTACGTGGCAAGTATAAAGATAGCCCACAAGAAAAGAAAATTGGACTTGAATACGAAATCCCCTTTAAAAAAGGCGGAAAAGTATCTAAAGCTTCTAAACGCGCAGACGGTTGCGCTCAACGTGGTAAGACAAGAGGAAGATTAGTATGAGAGCTTCTAGAGGAATGGGTGATATCAATCCTAGTAAAATGCCTAAAGGCAAAAAGATTATTCGCAAGGATAAGCCTGAAGATGTAACCATGTATAAAGAAGGTGGCAAGGTTAAGCTGCCTGGATTGTATGCTAACATCAATGCCAAGAAAAAACGTATTGCTGCAGGATCTGGTGAAAAGATGCGCAAGCCTGGAAGTGCGGGGGCACCATCAAAACAAGATTTTATTAACTCTTTAAAGACTGCGAAAAAATAAATGACTGGCTTTTACGTTAGCTTTATTACAGGTGTAATGGTCGGCTTTGAAACAGCAGAATATGAAGACAGCAACTTTTTGATTATAGATTTATTCATAGTGCAATTTATGTTTGAGTGGGAAAAGAAATGACAACTACAGGTACCGCATCATTTAACTTAGATTTAAATGATCTCATTGAAGAGGCATTCGAGAGGTGCGGATCAGAGCTGCGTACAGGTTATGACTTTCGCACAGCTCGCCGTAGTTTAAACTTACTAACAATAGAATGGGCAAACCGTGGAATTAATTTATGGACTATTGAGCAAGGCCAGATCACTCTTAATACAGGGGTGGGAGTATATGATCTACCTGTTGATACGATTGATTTACTGGACCAAGTAATCCGTACAAACTCTGGCAGCGTGTCTAATCAAACTGATATTAATATCAGCCGCATATCAGAACCAACCTACTCAACGATCCCAAACAAGCTAGCGCAAGGCCGCCCTATTCAGGTATGGGTTAATCGCCAATCAGGAGCTACTACACCAAGTGGAATTAGATACCCTCAAATCAATATATGGCCTACGCCTAATGCTCCAGACGGGCAATATATTTTTGTTTATTGGCGCTTACGCAGAATACAGGATGCTGGTGATGGCGTTAATACTCAAGATATTCCATTCCGTTTTCTGCCATGTATGGTTGCGGGATTAGCTTATTACTTGAGCATGAAGATTCCAGGCGTAGATCCTAATCGCTCAGTAGCACTTAAAGCAGACTACGAGCAGCAATTCCAGCTAGCTGCAGATGAAGATCGCGAGAAAGCACCAATTCGCTTCGTCCCGCGTAACATGAGTTATACAAGATAATGCCAAGCAAGTATGCAAGTGGTAAGCACAGTATTGCTCAGTGCGATAGATGTGGACAAAGATACAAGCTATCTCAGCTTAAGAAGCTAACAATTAAGACTCATCAGGTTGACATTAAAGTATGTTTTGAATGTTGGGATCCTGATCAGCCACAGCTACAGTTGGGGATGTACCCAGTCAATGATCCACAAGCGGTTAGAGAGCCACGGCCAGATACAAGCTATGCTGTATCAGGAATAGGAGTAGATGGCTATGCACAAGATGGTAGCCGTCAGATTCAGTGGGGATGGGCGCCCGTAGGTGGGGCAAGTGGTTTTGATACAATATTGACACCAAATAACTTGATTGCAATTGGTCAAGTAGGTATAGTAACGATAACAACAACTTAATTCTAGGAGTTTTAAAATGGCTTATAAATCAGGCGCTGATGGCGTAACTAAATCAGGCAAAACAAAAGGTAAGAACTTAGGTGATGACGGTAAAAAAGTCGGCGTTCAATCAGGCAAAGGTTCTAAAGGCGTTTCATCTGACGCAATGAAATCAATGGGCCGAAATTTAGCTCGTGTTAAAAACCAAGGATAATATCATGGCAAAGAATGATTTTGTAAAAGTAACACCAGCGGATTCATACCCACTAGGACACGCTAAAGAAAACAAAGATGCTAGCGCGTATACTGATTTTAAATATCCGTCAGGTGGTGGCAACGATATTGGTGTGTACAAGCAACCAATGAACAACACATATAGCTCAGATATCAAAGACAGCGTTAACCCAAACTCTCGTGCAGCTAAAGATGTAGGCCCTTCAACACGCGCTATGAATGTTAGTATTGGCGATAGTGGTGCTAACCGTATTAACCCACATGGTGTTGGCGAGATGCGCGGTTATGGTGCGGCTACTAAAGGTCGTAAGATTAGTGGAAAAATGGGCTAATGAACTACACCCAGTTAGCTCAAGCAATTCAGGATTATTCTGAGAATACAGAAGCTCTTTTTGTATCTAATATTCCCCTTTTTGTGCAAGAGGCAGAAAAACGCATCTACAACACAGTGCAAATACCGTCACTGCGTAAGAATGTAACAGGGCTATTATCTGCTTCAAACCCGTATCTTTCGCTTCCTGTTGATTGGCTTTCTACATATTCAATTGCTATTATTGATAGTACAGGTAAATACTCGTATCTTTTAAATAAAGATGTAAACTTTATGCGCGAGGCTTACCCAAACCCGACAACAACGGGGATACCTAAATACTATGCAATTTTTGGTACGAATATCGCTAACGCAGTAGATATGACATGTATATTAGCACCTACTCCTGATGAGTTTTACACAGCTGAACTACATTATTTTTATTACCCATTATCAATTGTGCAAGGTCAGATTAAGTTATTAGGTACGATTACACCAGGACTTAACTATACAAACGGTACATACTATGAGGTTCCTTTATCCTACCTTAACCCAACTAATACGTTTTCAGGGACTGGCGCAACAGCTACAGTAACTGTGGCTCAAGGGTATGTAGCATCGGTAACTCTAACAAATACAGGCTCGCTCTATTCTCCAGGTGACATTCTTACAATTGCTTCATCATATATAGGCGGTTCAGGTACAGGCTTTCAAGTATCTGTTTCTGAAGTACTAAACCAAACAGGCACTTCATGGCTAGGTGATAACTACGACCCAGTATTGTTTTATGGTGCTATGCGTGAAGCAGTTATCTTTATGAAGGGTGAGCAGGACATGGTTACGTACTATGAAAAAATGTTTCAAGAATCATTGATGCAGCTTAAACGCTTGGGTGATGGTCTTGAGCGCAATGACTCGTACCGTAAGGGTCAAACTAGCTTGGAATATAAAGGTCTATAATGGCAATCGTTCAAACACAATGTACAGTATTTAAAGAGAACCTATTAAAAGGTTTAGAGAACTTTGCAGTTGGTACGCCATATACATACGCTATTGCACTATATGATGCTAACGCTAATTTAGGTGGGGCAACTACTAATTATGATACTCAAAACGAGGTTCAAGGTAGTGGATATAGCGCAGGAGGCAAAGAGCTGACCATTATACCCCCTGCTTATAGCGGCTCAACCGCGTATATTTCATTTAATACAGTAACTTGGAATCCAGCTAGTTTTACATGTAGAGGCGCTTTGATTTATAATGCCACTACTGGAGGCGCGGTTGCGGTATTAAATTTTGGTTCTGACAAAACGGCAACAAATAGTTTTACAATTACTTTTCCAACGGCGGACGCAAATAACGCCATTATTAGATTATCTTAGGAGTTTATTATGCATAAAGAAGTAGCAGGTTTTGGCGATATTTCTAACGCCGCATTAATTAAGTCAGCTGATTTTGCTGAAACTGTAGGCATGGAAGGTCACTATGTGGCTAAGTGCTACGACAAAAATGGTAACTTAAAATGGGAAGACACCATTGATAATTTGGTAATGGCGATTGGTAAACAATTAATGCTTGATACATTATTATCAGGCAGTGCTTATACAGCAACAGTACGTATGGGTTTAGTATCAGGTGCGTCATCTCCAACATATGCAGCGGCAAATACACAAGGCTCTCACGTGGGTTGGATAGAGTCAGGTTTAGCAAATGCTCCTACATACTCAGGTTCACGTCCTACAATTACATTTCTTTCAGCTTCTTCAAATGGCGTAGCATCTCCATCAAACGTAACAACTAAAACAGGCACTGCAGCGGTAACATTTACATTTACTGGCTCAGGTACTGTAGCAGGGTGTTTTATTAATATCAACGGCTCTGCAACAATTGATGATACAGCAGGTACACTATACTCAGCTGGTTCATTTACTGGCGGTAACAAGTCTGTTGCAGCAACAGACCAATTGAACGTAACTTATAGCACTACAGCAACTTCTTAATATAAGAGGAAACTAATGTCAACCTGTGCAGTTGTTGAAGGGATTCTTATCGTCAATATGATTGTTGCCGAACCTACAGACATACCCCTAGATAACCGCATGCTTGTTTTAGTTCCACCTGATTTACCTGTGCAAATTGGATATACATACCAAGACCCGTATTTCTATAATACTGAAGGTAAGGTAGTAGTGCCATATGAAGTAGTAGTGGAGCCAATCTAACAATGCCAATATTAAGAATTACATCTGGTGTTTCATGGACTGTGCCTGCAGACTGGAACTCATCGTCTAACCAAATCTATCTTATTGGCGGGGGTGGTGGTAGTTCTGGCAGTGGAAGAGGCACTAGCAATTACCGTACGGGCGGTGGCGGTGGCGGTGGTGGGGCTATTACCAAACTATCAAATGTTACCTTAACTCCTAGTGCTGCATACGCAATTACTATTGGGGCTGGCGGAACAGCTGGTACATCAATTAATAATGCAAATGCCACTGCTACAGCGGGAACTGGTGGAGCAACTACTCTTAGTCTAGACCCGTATGCCCCTATTACCCTCATTGGAACTACTAAAACACAGTTAACTTCTGCAGCAACAACAATTACAATTAATGTACCTGCTGGCACTGTTGATGGAAATTTATTAATTGCTATATTAACTACAGCAAATACAGATTCATGGACTACTCCTAGTGGGTGGACTGTAGGAATAACAGCATCTGAGGGTAGAACGGTATTTTACAAAACAGCAGCATCGGAACCAGCAAGTTATACATTTACTGCTAGTGTTTCTCGAACATTACAAGGGTATATAGTATCCTATAGTAATGCTCAATTTAGCGTAGGCGGAGCATTGGGTGCCCTTGCAACACCAACGGTTGCCCCAGCAATAACAACTACTGTCGCTGATTCAATTGTTTTTGATGTCGCATCTACAACCGTAGGGGGTATTACCTTTAGTACACCTACAGGATATACAGTATTAGATAGTGATAGCGATGGAACAGCCCCTTCCTCTGCAATATTTTTTAAGACACAAGCTGTAGCTGGCTCTACTGGAACAGCATCATCTACTGCTTCAGGTGCCGCTACCGCTAGGTCATATTTATTTGCGATATCTCCTACAGTTCCTTATCCTTCTCCTACGTACATAGCTAATGGCGGCTCTGGTGGAAATATAAGTACAATTGCCCCATCCTCTACTGGAGGTAATGGCGGGGTAGCTCAAACAATATCAGGGCTTATTACCGCAGCTTTTGCTGGAGGTAAGGGCGGTAGTGGCGGGGTTAATACTGGCAATAATAATAATGGCGGTGGTGGTGGTGGTGGAGCAGGTGGACCTAATGGCGTAGGTGGTGCAGGGAGCAATGGCAATAGTAGTTCTAACTCTGGTGGTGGCGGTGGTGGTAATGGTGGCGGAACTGCGGGTTCCCTTGCTTCTAACTCTTTATCGGGGGCTGGCGGTAATAACTCATTAGGTTCTGGTGGTGGGGCGGGAAGAACATCGAATGGAGATGGGGCCAACGGCTCAAATGGTGGTGGTGGTAGCGGTGGATTTGGCGCTGGTAATACTGGCGGCAATGGTGGCGCAGGTATTGAGTTTACATTAACCGCTGGAGGTACCGCTGGTTCAGGTGGTGGTTCTGGAGGGGGTACAAGCCAAACTAATAACGCCAATCCTGGATTATACGGGGCAGGGGCAGGGGCACCTGGAAACTCTAGTAGTAGTGTTTATAATGGCACTGCAGGCGCCACGGGCGTTATTATTGTTGTATATAATGTGGGTACCTCAGCATCTATAACCGAGAATGCAACCCTAGCTGACATTTCAAATATTTTTAAATTATTTAATGACAATATAACAGAAAACGCAGTTTTAGCAGATATTGAAACAGCACAGGGAATAATAAATAGGGATATAACTGAAGACTCCATACTAGCAGAAACTGATACAGCAGCGGCTATATTTAAACCTTCAATAATAGAGGCATTATTATCTAATGATAGTCAAAATACGATATTTGTATTTACTGCAGATATTGTAGAACCAACTACACTTGCTAATATTCAAGCGGCAATTAATTTATTTACAGACTCAATAGTAGAAACACTTACATCTGATAATAGTCAAAGTTTTGAAGCTATATTTAATGCTGAGTTAGTAGAAGCCGTTATTAATGACGACACTAATACAGTTACATTGTATTTTAATGCTGAGAGCATAGAAGAATTAGGTGTTAGTGAAGAAGTAGTGAGCCAGGCCATTTTAAATAGTTTAACAAGTGAAAATATGGTAATGTTAGACCGAATGGTCCCTTACGGCTGGTTTAGAATATCAAATGATGAAGTAACAACTTGGACTACTATAAATAATACACAAACGTAAAATTAAGGAATAAACATGGCGTCAACATATTCACCCAATTTAAAATTAGAGCTTATTGGTAACGGCGACCAGTCAGGTACATGGGGTACTACCACTAACAATAACCTCGGTACATTACTTGAACAGGCAATTGCAGGGGTTCAAAGCATTTCAATTCCTACAGGTGGTAACTATGTATTGACCAACCTTAACGGAGTATCAGATGAAGCACGTAACGCAGTGCTGCTAGTGCCCAGTGCAGTTACATTAAATTCTACACCATCAGTAACAAACCCAGCAGCAAATACTATATTAGTTCCTAGCGGACAAACTAAAACTTATATTGTAGTAAATAACTCAACAGGTGGACAATCGGTTAACGTTCAAACCTACGGTTCAGGTGCAGGTCCAACTGCATTAGGTAATAGTGGGAATATTGCAGTAGTTCCTAATGGGGCTAGTATTTTAATTTATTGCACAGGCTCTAATTGTTTTACAGTAGCGCCATTTACAGCATATACGGCGGAGCCAATTGTTGCTGAGGGGTATGTTTCTGGTACAAACATGACAATCCCTACGGGAGGAGTATCATTAGGTACACTTGCGCCAGGCCAAACTGTTTATAATCCAGGTATTTTATATACACCAAGTGCAATCCCAAATGGTACTACTATAGTAAGCCAAACATCAAGTTCTGAAGGGGGTGGCGCACTAGGTGGCGGTGGGGTCTATGTATTAAGTGCAGCAGCTACAGTCGGTTCAGTTAACTACACGCAGCCTATTATTGCTTTAAAAACGCTTAACCAAATTGCTACAGTAGACTACATCCAAAACAAAACGCAATCTATCTACCTACAAGGTGAGCCATCAGCAGACACACCAACCGCAGCGGCATTTGAAGGCGCCGTTGTAGTAACAGGCACATACTCTGGGGTATTAATTGCAAGTAAGTATTATGTGCTACGTAACCAGCTGCTATTAGGTCAGTATTTAAATAGTGTAAACACAGTTGATGGCACTTATATCTCTGGATGGGGGACACTTACAGGTGCAGACACCATAGGCAATGCTGTATTTAGCGGGTATATTTCAAATACTACTGGAAGTGCAGGAACAACACTAACAGTAACTTCTTTAGCCGCAGGGTCAGGAGCTATTACAACTAGTCAATACCTAGAGGCGCCTTCATTAACTAACTTCCCGATGAATAAAATTACGTCTAAGATTACAGGTACGGGTGGTTTAGGCACGTATGGGCTTAGTGGTTCAGCACAGCTAGTAGGGTCAGCAACAAGCCCAGTTACATTTTATGCATACGGGCCATTAACAAGTAGTGCCGAGGCTTTTAATGCATCTGATTTAAATATTGGTGGCTGGGTAAACGTGCAAATCAATCCGTTAAGTGGAGTAATGGCAGAAGCTCAACGTAATCCTGTTATCTCATTCTTATCTCCATTGCAAATATCAAACACATTATTTTCATCAAACATTGCTTATTTAGTTGGAACACTTGGTACTCAATATGATAATGCGGTAAATATTACTGGTGGTACGATTAGTGGGGTTACAATTACTAATTTACTTTCTGCGCTTGGTGTATCTAGTGGTGGCACAGGGCAAACTTCATTAACTCCAAACTCAGTAGTAACTGGTGGCAGTACAAGCACAGGTGCGGTAGCTACAGTAAGACCAGGTCAACTAGGCAACGTATTAACATCAACGGCTGGTGCAACAGTAAATGCAACTGCTTTGGTTACTGGCACTCAGTATTCGGTACTAACACTTGGAACAACTCTAGCGGCTGGTTTTGTTGCAGTTGGGGCTACTAGCACATCAATCACAGGGTCTATTGCAGGTACAACTTTAACTGTAACAGCGGGCAGTGGGGTAGCCATAGGTCAGATTCTTAGTGGTACGGGAGTAACTGCTAATACAACTATTACAGCTTTAGGTACAGGAACAGGTGGGGCGGGTACATATACAGTAAGTGCTTCACAAACTGTGGCTTCTACTACAATCACTGCACTTAATCCAACATTTACTGCAACAGGCCAAGCAACAGGTAATGGTACCGTTCAAGTAACTACATGGGCTAGTAGTCCAGCGGCAGTAGCTGTAGGTGCAGTAGGCCCTGCACAATTAAGTGGTCAACAATCAGGCGCCCAACCTGTTTATGGCGTAAGAGCATATTTTTATATTGACCTTAATCTTGTAGCAACAGCTTCGACTGCTTTGGTAACAGGACAGCAATATGTTATTTGGGTAGCGGGAACTACAAACTGGACATCTGCTGGAGCATCGAGTAGTTCACTAGGAACAATATTTACTGCTACAGGTACTGCTGCAGGGACAGGTACGGCAGTGCCTGTTAAATCTCAAGGATTTAGTAATTGGCAAATAACGGTAAGTCAATATAGAGCGCAGTTTACATTATCTATAACACCACCAGATTCTCGTTATGTAATTTCAAGTACTGTAGGAGCAAACGGCAGTCAAGTATATGCCGCTGAATATTCAAGAACTAGTAACACTTTTCAATTGCAAACTTCTGATGACCCATCAGCTAACAACTTTTATCAAATGAATGTAATGGTGATTTATTAATGATTAACTCACGCAAACTAGAAGACTTACATCCTAAAGTCAAAACGCTATGCGAGCAGTTTATTGCTTCTTGCGCCAAACACAATATTGATGTGTTAATTACGTCAACTTACAGGGATGCAGCCTCACAAAATGCGTTATACGCACAAGGCCGTACACTACCTGGGAAGAAAGTAACTAATGCAAAAGCTGGGCAATCTTTTCACAACTGGCGGGTAGCCTTTGACTTTGTGCCTATTGTAGCGGGTAAAGCTAGATGGGAAGACGATGCGTTATTTACAAAATGTGGTGAGATTGGTGAGGCATTAGGTCTTGAATGGGCCTGGCGTTGGACTAGAAATAAAGAGATGGCTCACATGCAATTCACAGGCGGTTTAAAACTTGCTGACTTTCAAGAAGGGAAGACTTTATAATGGACCCAATTACAATCCTAGCGGCACTTGGCCCTGTAGCAGTAGACTTAGGCAAGTCACTTATTAATCGCTTTATTGCACCAGACCAATTCAAACCTGCAACCATTGAGCAGTATGCAAAAATGAAAGAGATTGACCTAGAGTTCTTCAAGACGATGAACGAAGCTGGTGGGGGTAATCCTAGTTATCCTTGGGTTGAAGCAATCATTCGCCTAATGCGCCCAGCTATTGGTATAATCGTGCTATCGACATGGGCTTACCTAGCATTAGTGGGTAACGGGGTAGTTAACGAGCAAGTATCCAACTTTGCTTCTGTCATTGGATTCTATTTATTCGGTGAGCGCAGTCTGTTCTATGTAAAAAAACAAAAGTAGAAAGTAGCCATGCCATTACAGAAACTAGAATTTAGACCAGGACTCAACCGAGAAGGTACTGATTATGCTAACGAAGGCGGTTGGTATGATGGGGACAAGGTTCGCTTTCGTTCTGGCTTCCCTGAAAAGATTGGTGGCTGGACACGTTTATCAAATAGTACGTTTTTAGGTACTGCTAGAAATCTATGGAATTGGCAAGCATTAAACGGCTCTAACTATCTTGGAATTGGTACTAACGTTAAATACTATATTGAGTCAGGCGGTTCATATAACGATATTACTCCGTTTGTAGATGTAAACACCCTAACAAACACAATCACTGCCACTACTGGCTCAAGTTCTTTAACTATTGTAGACAGTGGCTATTCACCAAATGTAGGCGATTATATTAATATTGCAGGTGCTACGGGACTTGGCGGTAACATTACCGCTGCGGTTTTAAACCAAGAATATCAAGTAGTTTCAATAGTGTCAGGTACAACATATACAATAAATGCAAAAAACCCAACAACAGGACTCCCTGTATTAGCTACTGCAGGGGACTCACTACAGGGCGGGACATATACAATCTCTTACCAAGTGCCAGTTGGTTTAAATACTTATACTACAGGCACAGGCTGGGGTGCAGGCCCTTGGTCACCATATGTTCCAGTTGCGCTCAGTGCAAACCCGTTAGCCACAACTAATAATAGCGGCACTATAGTAGTAACACAAACCGCGCATGGGCTTTCAACAGGTAATTTTGTTGTTATTACAGGCGCTATTGATACTAATGGTATCCCTGCCGTAGATTTAAACACTACTTTTGCAATTACAAACTTAACAGCCAATACATATTCAATTAAAACTCCAGGTAAAACAACTACTAATAGCGATGCGGGTACGATTGTTACAGCAACATCAACAGGTACAGGCGGCGGTTCTGCTATTGTTGTTATTCCTCAATCAGGTGCTCGTGGATGGGGTTCAGCATTTACTGGTGCAGGTATTGGTCAGCAATTACGTCTTTGGTCTTCTGATAACTTTGGACAAGATTTAGTTCTTGCACCTCGTGGTGGTAACATATTCTATTGGCAAGCAGTGGGCGGAGTAGGTACCCGCGCAGTGTTACTATCAACTCTAGCTGGTAGCGCTTATGTACCGACACAAACCTATCAAGTAGTATCTTCGGCGATTCAAAAGTTTGTTATTGCAATGGGAGCAAACCCCTATATATCAGGTGACCCTGCTACAGACTTTAATCCAATGCTTGTACGTTGGTCAGACCAACTAAACCCAAACCAATGGGTACCAGATGTAACAAATCAAGCAGGTGAGTTTGCTTTAACTAATGGCTCATTCATTATGTGCGCCCGTGCAACACGACAAGAAATCTTAGTATGGACAGACTCCGCATTGTATTCCATGCAGTATCTAGGTGCGCCTTATGTATGGGGTTTTAATATCTTGATGGACAATATCTCTATCATCTCACCTAATGCTGCTATTACAGTTAACAACGTTACTTACTGGATGGGTACTGATAAGTTCTATATGTATTCAGGCCGTGTTGAAACTTTACCGTGTGCATTACGTCAGTATATCTTTAATGATATTAACAAAGATGAAGGCTTCCAAGTATTTGCAGGGACTAACGAGGGCTACAATGAAATCTGGTGGTTCTATGTAAGTAATTCTAGTAATGGTACAGTAATTGATAAGTATGTCATCTACAACTATGTAGACCGTGTTTGGTACTATGGAAATATGTCACGCAGCGCTTGGTTAGATTCTGGTATTCGTGAATACCCTATGGCAGCTGATTATAATAATAGGATTTTGTATCATGAATCTTCGGTCGATGATAATGCTGGCGAGTCTTCACTTCCTATTGCAGCTTATGTTCAATCTTCTGATTTTGATATTGGTGACGGGCATAATTTCGGTTTTGTTTGGCGCATCCTTCCAGATATAAACTTTAATGGTTCAACAGTAGAAAATGCTACAGTAACGATGACTGTTAGACCAAGAGTAAACTCAGGTACAGCATATGGACAAGCAGATAGCCCTCGTGTTACTAGTAACGATAACTATGCAGCATCGCAGATTTATAACATTCAGCAGTTTACAGGTCAAGTGTATACAAGACTTCGTGGTCGTCAGTTAGCGTTCCGTATTGAGTCAACAGGACTTGGTGTGTCATGGCAGTTAGGTTGCCCTCGTATTGATATTAGACCAGATGGACGCAGATAATGGCTGATGAAAAGAATATCCCGCTTCGCCCATCCAAGGCCCCCAACTTACCTATTGGTCCAGTTGAGTATAGCCAGCAGTATCAAGACCAACTAAACAATGCACTACGTCTTTATTTTGCACAGATAGACAATTTTACACAACCATTTAGCGCTAACACAGTCGGGTCGTATTTAAACTTTCCTAATGGTGCATTCCATCAAGATGGCTATACAACTTTAACTAATGCTATACCAAATTCAAGTTCAACGGCAACTATTGTTGTAAACTCTACCGCTTTGTTTTCATCTGCTGGTACGCTTATAATTGGAAAAGAATTAATTAGTTACACAGGAAAAACAG